TGGATAGTCTTGACCAAACTGTGATTGCTGCGCCCTTAAACGATCACGAATTGTCTTGTAATCTTCATCGCTAAATGCAGAACGGATAGCAGCTTCTGCTTCATCACCGAACCCCATGCCAAGACCTTGACCAATGAAAGCACGAGCAGCTTCAGCACCGCCACTATATGGTGTAGGTGGATTCTCACGATTATATTGTGAAATTTCTTCTGGTGTTGCACGTTTAGCAGTAACAGCTACTGGTGCTGCACTAACTTGGTATTGACCAGATGGTAACTTCTTAATGGTTTCATCTACAATCATGTCATCATTGAAAGCCATTATTTGCCACCTTTCACTTTGCGTACACCTGTATTGCCATCAAGATAAACACTACCAGCAGGAAGTTTTTTATACTCTGCTGAATCACCAAAAAATACTGGTTCAAATGTAGGAACTGGAATTTGCTCTGGTGCAGAATAACCAGCAGCTTCTGTAAGACCGCCAGATTTTCTGCGTGTTGAAATTAATTGATTTGTGCGAGCAGCAGTCTGAGCATTTAAGTCACGAATTTTCTGTAAACTAGCAATAACGTCTTGCGTGCTGTTGGCTGCACTTAATTCTTTTACTGCACGAATAGCATCTCCCTCTGTTTGAGTTCCCTTGTTTAATCTTAAAGTATCGTTTACAAGTTTATTTTGGAATCGTTTGTACTCATTGAATTGTAATACCTCTGGATCGGTTGATCCTATTCTTGATTTCACTTGTAGTTGAGCATTTAATGGGCTGAACTTAACACCACTAGTAATTAGTGATTTAATTTGAGCATCTGTTTGGTTAGCAATACCAACGGCATCAAGTGCAGTTGATAAATCTTCGCCTTCCATTTTTAATGCGCCAGCAGGTAATACTTTTTGATTCTTTTGATTTGCAAGTTGTGTGCGTAAATCTAAATTTCCTTGAGCAATTTGTTGATTAAATTGTTGTTGAGAAATTTGACCAGCTAATAATTGTTGCTTCAAATCAAATTGACGATCAGCTTCAGCTTGTTTTTGTTCAGCAGATGTTTGTTTTCCAGAATATAATTCTTCCATCTTGCCAAGTTCTAAAATACGTTTATCAGCAGTTTCTGGATCAATTTGATTGTTTGCAAATGATTTTGCATATTGATTTGCAAGTTTTTGAACTGTTGGAGATTGTGCGCCAACAGAAAACATTTCAAACGGATTATCTTGTTGACCAGTTTGTAACAAATTAGCTTTACGCAATGCAGGTACAAGTTCAGCAGTTGTCTTTAATGTAGCCAATGGATCTTTAGATAATGCAGCCATACGCTGAATAACACCCATATCAATAGTACGTTGCTCTGGACTAACTAATTGACGAGTAGGCTCTGGCATTACAGATTGTAGATTGTAGTTTGGTGATGTTGCATCTGGTGCAGTAGCAGCAGGAATAAAGTACGGATTGCCTTGTACTTCTTCATACTGTGCTGGAGTTGTTTTAATCAACTGTGGTGCTAATGCTTCCATTTCTGTTTGTCTGCGTAGATCACGTTCAGCAATAGCCTTATTGCGATTCATCTCGTCAATCTTAGCTTTAGTTTGGTAATCTTCAACTGCGCCAGAGTAAACACCCTGTGCGCCCTGCATACCAGCCTGTGCAGTATTAGCAAGAATACGACCAAGACCTAAGTTTTGGTTTTTAGGAGTTGCAAGGTAGCCAATCAATGCGTTAGCAATGCCTGTACCGATAGAACGCTTACGCAAATCTTCAACAGGTTGTGCGCCAAGCAGTCCTTCCAAGTAAGCTGGTGGTGTCGTTCCCAATCCACCAAGTAAATCTAATAATCCGTTTGCCATGATTTTGTCCTATAACAATGAGATAGGTTGATATTGTTGTTGTTGTCTTTTTTGCAGTTCAGCTAGTAATCCTTCTACACCGCCTTGACCAAAACCACCCTTCATAGGCTGACCTTCTGTGATTCTACCTTGTGGTGCAGGAGAACGAGGAGTAGGTTGAAATTTACTTGCAATTGCATTTGCACCAGCAAGATTATCAATAGTTGCGTATTGTTTTAAGTCAGACATAGATGGTATAAAATCACCAATTGCATTAGACAATACACCCTCACCGCCTTTATAAACTTGATTGCCTAAAATGTTTGAATAATACTCTGGGTTAATCATTGTACCGCCAGCACCTTGAACCAAACCCATTGCAGCACCTGTTGGCATTGCAGATGCTAATGGTGCGCCAGCACTTATAAGAGCAGAACTTGGCAATCCCATTGATGCTTCAAATGCAGCAGCAGTTGTAGGTGCAAGACTTGTTGCGCCAGCAGTAGCACCAGTAGCACCGCCAGCAGCAGCACCACCAGTAGCACCACCAAGTAAGCTACCAATACCGCCAGTAGCTGCGCCACCTACACCACCAATGGCAGCACCTTTTAATATATCTCCAATACCTTTACCTTGAAGTAATTTACTGCCACCACCTACAGCAGCCCCTATCATTATTGGAATAGCTAGTTGCCCCATGTTAGTATCCCTTCACTTTGCCAACTACAAAGCACAATGGCTCAATAACTGCACGATAGATACGACCTAGTGGATCACGTTTCTTGCCACGCATCTCTTTCCATAAGTCAGCAGTACGATGACGAGCAATATGCTCTGCAACGCTTCTTACAGCGTTCCTAACAGCGTTTGGAGTGCCGTTGAAGGCATAGGCTACTACTGGTAAGAATAATGTGTGATAGCCCTTCTCAACTGTCTTAGCGTTAGGCATAGATGCTGAGTGTTTTAGCCAGATAGCTTGACGGAATGAACCGAAGCCGTATGCTTCATTCATCGCTGTGCATACAATCTTGCCACCTGATGTTGTTGACTGTGTTACTGAACCTTGTGGCGCACCATACACAGAACCCAAGTAAGTAGATAGCTTGCTGTAAGGTAGATTTTGTTCGTAGTTGAACTTGTTGATGTCTGCTTCCAACGCTTTTTGTTGGTAGCCTTCCATCGCTTGACCAGATTTAAGTAATTGGTTGATGTCGTTATAATCAGCAGCAGCCAATGTAGGTGCAAGTTGAGCAGCCTGTAACTGACGAGATAAATCTGCGCCATAAGTATTTGCAAGACCACCAGCAGCAGCCAATTGATTTGTAAATTGTTGTTGACCTACACCTGTTAGTGCTTGTGCGCCAGTTAATTGATTTGCAAGTCGTTGTTGACCAATTCCAGTAAGTGCTTGTGCGCCAGCCAATTGATTTGCAATATCTGACTGAGATAGAGTTCCAAGCCTTCCAATTGCATTTTCTTGTAAGCCACGCTCACCTGCATAGTTCTGGTAAGCCAAGTCACCATACTTGTTCGCCAAAGTATTAGCTAATGTGGTTGCTGCACGATTCTGAATATCAGCAGACACACCAGATCCGTAACGACCAGCCATAGATGCTGCGCCTTGTGCTTGCTTGATTGCATCGTAATAGTTAGTTTGTGCGCCCTGTGCAGCAGCACCCAAAGCCTGATTAAAGTATGGATTACTATTTAAATAAGCACCACTTGCAGTATTTTGATTATATGGGTTAGCAGCATTGCTCATGCCACCAGCAGCCAATCTATTATATACAGCGTTAGCAGCTTGTGGACTTGTTTGTGCAGATTGTCCAGAAGCAAGATTTGTATATACATCATTTGCCATGCTTGGACTTGTCTGTGACCTGCCATACATACTTGCGTACATAGGATTTGCAGCGTTAGTAGCAGTCTGTAAGTTGCCTAAGTTAGATTGAGCAGAAGTTAGTAACGGATTACCAGCCATCGCACGATTTGTATTAGCTTGTAACGCAGCCTGTGTAGCCTGTGATGGGCTGACATACATCTGACCACCATAGTATTGTGGTGTCTGTGATTTATATAAGTTCTGTGCTTCATTTAGACCATATGAAATATATGGTTTGAGCATAGGATCAATCCCAGTTTGGGATGTTTGTGTCTGACCACCACCACCGCCCTCAAGTGTCATGCGTTTACCTACTGGTGAAAATGCCTTTTCTGGCAACATATCTAGATGATTGTATCTCATAATTCCATACTCCAAACTTTAGGTTTAAATCCTAATAATCTTGCTGATTTCTCCCATCCCCTACGGACAGATGAGAAAGTTAATTTATCACAGCCACCTTGCCTTGCAATTACCTTTGCGTGTTCAAGTCCATCCAATACGTCTTGATGATTGCTTGAGTATGCTGCCCAGATATGCAACTCCTTGCCATTTGGCTGTAACACCATGAATCCTTGACCTACCATCCATAACATTGCACGTTGTTCGTAGCAGTCACAATATATGTCCTCTGGTAGCCATTCCGAGTGACCTTTAGCCCTTACAGCTTCTAGTCCAAATCTTACTTCATCCCATACAGTTCTTAATTCGTTTGGTGCAACGTATCTCATCCGACCACCACATACTTAAATGTTATGCCAGCAGTCGTGTTGGCTGCATGGGTGATGGTTGCTGATCCTTTGCCTGTTTCAATGTAGTAAGCAAAGCCTGATGCGCTAGATGTTGTTGGTGTTAGTATCACGACAGAATCAAAGCCGATTCGTTCATCGTTGATAGTTGTTGATGTTGCACTAGCCACCGCTAAAGTGATTGATCCTGTGTTGTTAGTCTTGCCGTTTACTGTATTATTGACTACCTCTGATATTTCACGAGGAGTTGCGCCAGATGGGTTAAGTACACGAAACATTAGCGAGTTCCTTGACCTATGATGTCAATGTCAACACCGATTATATTTGACCAACGTGCGCCAGTAGGTTTGATTGATAGTTTGTGATATTTTCCTGCACTCCGTAATGGTACACGATTTTCGCTGTCAGCAGGGATATAAGAACCGAAATCAACCACCTGATCTAATTTAACTTCAGATGCAATTGCTACGTCAGCAGAACCATTATCTACAATCGGTCTAGCAAGTGTAATGACTGAAGGCATCTCGCTACCAATCTGTCCTGTGTCAATCTGTGCTTCCGCTGGCTGCCCTGTGAAGGTAACAATCTTTGCACCCTTAGCACCAGCAAATAAGAACTTACCGCCAGTAAATAGGCTACTATCAAACGATGTCGTGATGGTGTCCATGTTGCCGTATAAGTCCATACCCTCTAGCGTAGTGCCAGCAGTAGCAGAAGATGCAACATAGTCTGTGTCGGTAGTTCCATAACTCCACTTCTGAACTTGCCAGTTGTAAATTATGAAAAGTCTGCTGCCAAATGTGTTTAAGAAGTTCCATACCACAATCTTGCGGAATGGATCAATTGCCGTTGAGATTGTATCTAGTGTTGATGGGTTAGCATTAGAGTAAAACCATCTGTCAACCTTTTCATTGCCAATTGGTGTGACTGTCTGACCATCGCAAGCATAGAAGCCATCTTCACCCAAGAAGAATGTCGTGTTGCCGTACTTGGCAATTGAGTTACCCTCAACGCAACCAAGACTGCGAGAGATTGTATCAAACTGAAAGAATAATGGCGAGCCGATGTATGACATACGCACAATCGCACGTTCCATCAAGATTAAGCCTGTTTCACCACCAGTTATCCCAGTAATGTTGCCCCCATCTGGGATAATCTGGAAATCAGACTGAGATGCAGCACCAGCAGTCCAGTTAGTTTCATCGTTGATGTTAGACCATTGAACCTTGTTAGCGTTTGCACCATTATCTAGATGCGCTGATACAACAAAGTCACGAACCACAGTTACATATTTAGCAATTGGTGCGTATTGAGATAAATCCCCAAAGTATGAACCAGTACCCAAAGTAAATGATTGCAATTTGTTGACGTTGTTTGCAGCAATTACAGTATTGCCAAACTGAATAAAGTTCCACTTGGAAGTTGATCCGTAACCTGCGTTAGTGACAGTTCCTGTAGAAACTTCTGTAGCGATGTTTGCTGATGCGCTACCAGTTGCTGCTACACTTGCTATGTCATTAACAATCGCAGTACCAGTTGCTGCTTGACTTGTTATGTTTGAATTAAATCTTGCATAAGTAAATGTAGTCGTAGTTGGTGTGCTAGTAATTGTGTATGTGCCATCAAAAGTGTTATTGCTTGCATCAACGACAACAGTATAACCAGTTAGATAATTATGAGCAGCAGCAGTTGTAATGGTTGCCACGTTAGATGTCAATTGCACGTTAGTAATTGTTGCAGTAGGTGTTCTAGCGTAAGTAAATGTTGTTGTTGTTGGAGTTCCTGTGATTGCATAAGAGCCATCAAAATTGTTATTGCTTGAATCTACAACTGCAACGTTTCCAGTTACATAACCATGATCGGTACTTGTAGTGACAGTTGCCACATTGGATACTAGTGCTACGTTAGTAATAGTTTTGCTATTTGATTTTGCATAAGTAAATGTTGTTGTTGTTGGCGCACTTATAATAGTAAAAGAGCCATCAAAAAAGTTGTTACTTGAATCAACAACTACAGTATCACCAAAGCTATATCCATGTGCAAATTCTGTGGTGACTGTGGCTACGTTTAAATTAAGTGCTACGTTTGTAATATTTCTTGCAACATCTTTTGACACATTCGTTAATGCTAAAGTTGATCCGTTGTATTTAAATAACTTAGTAGCACCACTAGCAAACACACCTGTTGTCGTGCTAAATCTACCAGCAAATACATTGTTAAGATTTTCACTAGCTGCCGATGAATAATCCACAGCCAATGGAAGAGGAATAAATCCTACCGCAGCAGGAACTACGTTCTTGGCAATAGAAAGGTTCTCAACGATGCTAGGCTGATCTGGTGTCCACTCTGTAAATGTTATGCGCTGTGATGCCATTAATTAATCCCTATACGTTTACAAAGTCAAATAATGCAGACTGATTATCTTGCGCACTAGACCATGTGTTTGCTATGCTAGTTGTTGATTGACTTGAGTTTGGCACTCTATAAGCTATCTCAAGATTTACTTGAGAATCACTTACGTTTGTAAATAATTCTGCAATCTCTGTATAGCCTGTTGGTGGAGTTGCTGTTCTGTCTGTTGAATTTGACAAGGCTGAATAATAAATAATCCCATCAGTTGCTGCATTAAAGGTAGTAATTGAAACAGGAACGCTAGATGAATTTCTATCTGTTTGTGATGATAATCTTCTATACCCTGCGTTTCTTAAAACAACACAAGCTGCCACTAATCCACGACTAGCTGCTTGAGTTACTCCGTATGTTGATGGTTCAGTTCCTGCTGTTCTGTATGCAACGTGCATTGTATTATTAGCATCACCATCATAATCGTTATATACAGTTGTCCATCCGCTATCAGTTAATGTTTGTGCTTGACTAGATCCAGATGCAATCAATATAACAATCAAGTCACCAGCATTGTAGCTTGTTGGTGCAGTTACATTGTGTGTCGTTAGTGATGATGTTGCAGTATAGGTTGACACAGAAATATATTGCATCGCTGGTGGTGCAGTTTTATTTGATGCCTTTAACATATGATTTAACATTATGCTATTCCAACAGATGCGCCATAAACTTGTGTTCCAACTTTCCATAATTCTACAATAGATATTAGTGTAGTTGATAATGTTGGTGCAGCACCGCCAACCCATCTTACTCCAGATGTACCAAAAGTTGTGTCTGTCCAATTAAGAGTAAAAGCACCTGCCGTAATCATCAACGTAACTGATTGACCTGCTGTAAAGCTAGTGCCTTTTGGTGTTCTGCTTGCGCCAAGAGTGATTGTCTGAATACCGCCATTAGCAGGATTAATTTCAAACGCTGCACCATCAGTAATTGCAAATACAGTTTCTTTTGTTATTGTTAGTCCAGCAGATGTGCCAGTTGTATTTTGGTTAAGTGTAGGAACGTCTGCAACTTGAATGGTTGACATTAAAACATCAGTTCCGTTACCTCGCAGGTATTGACCAGAAGTAGTTGATCCAGCCAAAGCATCAAGTGCATTTTGACGAGTTGTTTGTCCTGTACCGCCACTAGCAATTGCAAGTGTTGATGATAATCCACTAGCGTTACCAGTTATGTTACCAGTTAAACTACCTGTAATACCACCAGATGCAGAAATCGCACCAGTAAATGTAGAAGTTCCAGTAACAGCTAGAGTACCACCTACTGTAAAGCTATCTGCATCCGTACCAGACTGCTGATCCTTTAACTGAGCCATCATCTCACGAATAGCGTTATTGATGCCAGATGGCGCACATCCTTCAGCAATGTCAATGCCACCGATGTCTGTGTTATTTGCTGGAGTTGCACTCCACTCTGAAACTTTATTCTTTGGCATGATTTAACCTTTTCTTAACCAATTATTTGTACTTACTGAAACTTCTGTCCATGTATTAGAGTTTACTGAAACGTCTGTCCAAGTGTTATCTGTTACGACTACATTTGCCCAAGTGTTAGTAAAGTTATTCGCTATTACATTTGCTGTGCAAGTTATTGCGCCATTCGCAGAATAATTAGCATTTGCATAGCAACTTACTGTAGATAACGCATTTATTGAGCCAATTCCACTATATATAGCGTTAGAACTTGCAGAAACGCTCGCTATCGCATTTATGTCAGCAACACCTAGTCTTTGCCTTACCGCACTTGCATTTACGCTTCCTGTAGCGATTATGGAAGCTGAATTTGTCCTGATCGCAGTAGCGTTACATGAAACATCTGCATAGGCATTTATACTTGCAATGCCAAGTAGTAGTTTTCCTATTAATGAGGAAAATGGTGCTTCAGCAAATGAACTAAATCCAAACATTAGGCATCCACAGCATCAGAGAAGTCTTTTGCTTTTAATGCCAAGTAAACGGCTTCACGAGTAGCATCTTTAATGTATTCATCGCCTGTAAATGTTAGGTTCTGCCATGCAACTGGATTGTGATTTTCATCACGCACTTCTTTGCTTACATAGCCATTAATAACCACCTCAAGTGATTTATTCTTGAAATCCTCTGTAATAGAAAAGATGTTCCAATAAGTTGCATCAATTCCAAATGCTGTGTTTACTGCTTTTAATAGTGCCATAATATTTTCCTTTATGTTATCCGTATAACCAATTAGAGCCATCAAAATAAACTGGTGATATATAACTCCCTCCACCAACAGCCGTTGTTCCCACAAGATTTCCTATTGTAAAGGCATCATTTATCATTGCTCTTGTTCCAGTTGTAACAGCTGTTAGAGCCTGTAATATATTTAATTGCGTAACTGTTTGTCGTAGTACTGCCCCTACGCTAACAATATTTGAACCAACACTTCCTTGTCTTCCTATGCTAATTACAGTAAGCGCTTCTGTAGTGCCACCACCACCAATAGTTATATTTCTTGTTCCTGTAGGTGTTCCTGTACCAATGTTGACTGTTTTAGTTCCAGTATTAACTCCTGTTGCAATATTAACTGTTTGTGTTTGTGTGCTTTGACCCAATGTAATTGCACCTGTTCCACTTGTGCCACCAACTATTACTGTTCCAGTAGTTTGTGATGTGCTTAAATCAAGTGCTTGTGTTGTTGCTGATGTAGTTACTGCACCATTAATTGTTGTGGTGCTTGTTCCTGCTGTAGAGCCAATAGCAATGTTTGATGTTGAGCCTGCTAAACCACCTGTACCAATATTTAAAGTTTTAGTTGAGCCTGATGCAGTAGCACCTGCTTGAAGGTTGGTAGTTTGTGTGGCTGTGCTTCTGCCTAGTGTAATTGCGCCTGTTTGTGCTGTGCCACCAATTGTTAATGCGCCTGCAACTTGAGAGTTACCTATATCAATATTATTACTTACTGCTGTTGTAGTTATTGCGCCAGCTAATGTTATTGAACCAGTAAGCCCTATAGTACAATTACTAGCTGCACCAATATTAATGTTGGTTGCACCACCTGTTGAACCTGTGCCTATGTTGACTGTTTTTGTTGCAGATGTATTAATGCCTGTAGCAATTCCTACTGTTTGCGCTGCTGTACTTCTGCCTAGTGTAATTGCACCTGTACCACTTGCCCCACCTATTGCTAATGTGCCTGACGTTTGTGTTGTAGCAATGTTTTGATTGTCTGTAGCTGAACCTGTTAATTGCAAATTACCACTTACATTTAAACTACCTGCACCTGAATCTGTAGTGTTGCCTATAGACACACCACCTGAAGAATTAATTCGCATAGATTCTGTGTAAGATAACCCAGCGTAAGTTGAAGTAATAGCGGATTTACTAAAGGTTAATGCTCCAGTAGCCGTATCGTTATCGTTTGTTAATTTCCACCCATAGGAATCAGTTGCATTTGTATGAGAAACAAGTTCTAAAGTTGCACCACCATTAGTATTTGCAGCCCCTAGATAAGCCCCTTCAAAACCAAATTGACCACTAACAAAAGTTTGTTGTCTAGTTCCTGTGCCTGTAGTTCCTACTTGTAATTTAGTAGCAGGATTATTTGTACCAATACCTACATTGCCACTAGCATCTTTAACTAAACCGCCATTACCAACGTTTAGTGTGTCGGTTGATGCGTTACCTAAGATTGTGTTACCTGTAGTAGTAAGGTCTGCTGCGTTTAATGTGCCTGTAATTGTAGGACTTGCACTTAATACAACACTACCTGTGCCTGTAGATGCAACTGCACTTGTATCGCCTAGTATTGCCTTGTCAGATGGATAGGTAACAAACACATCCTTAGAGCCAGCAGAGAAGTCAATCTTAGCAGTCGTGCCTAAGCTATTTGACAGCACAGTATCACGAGATAGTGTCGTGCCAGATGCCGTATAAGTACCTAGACCTACCTCAAATTGAGAGCCACCTGAGATGCAATAGTAGGTAGTGTTAGCGTTACCAATGTCAGCGAATGAACGGAAGCCTGTGGATGCACCAGCAAGTGTAACTAATCCTGTACCTGTGGTGGTGGTAGTTTCCTTAACCCTGTCTTTAACGATTAAAGCCATTGTCTATCCTTAAGCTAATGTAACTGAAAGGTTGCCAGAAGCTATCTTAAAGATGTCACCAGTTTCAATTGTCTTAGATGAATCTAGTGCTGTGTGGTAAAGAAGGTTGCCAGAAGTAGAAGCATCCATGATGCCGATCCAGCCTACTGTACCCCATGTCAATGTACATTGTGGGAACGTGCAGTCTGCGCTAGATACTGATACACCATTACTTGGTGCAGCGAATGTGACTGATGTTCGTGCGTATGATCCACCAGACACCTCTGTACCGCTACCAGCATCCGTAGGATCACTAGTAAATAATGCCACATAGACTGTTGTCGGTGATGTGTATGCCGTATTGCGTAGAGTTACATTGATTAATGCGTTCTCTAAATAGTTACTCATTTCAGCCATGATTATTCCTATCGTGTTGCTATTGAAATTGAAAGTGGTGAACCGCCATACTCACCTTGATCGTCACTTACTGTTAGTGCAGCCAATGACCTGTCGTATAGAGATGCCCAAGTCTGCAATCTTGCATCGTTCATTAAGTACGGCTCTGCTTCACCAAGTGCGCCATATAGCAATAAGTCTGGGCAGTTAGCCAAGAATACGTTAGATGTGTTTGATGTCGTTAGGTATGGTGGTGTAGCGTAGTAAATCATCTGCAATGTGTAGATGCCATCTGGTATCGGTGCTAACTGGAACTCTTGAGCAAGCACAGTATATTGCAATGGCACACCAGAGATTGCTGCGTTAGTATTGCGATAGAAGTTTGATGGTGACTGATACCCAAGTGTCTGTACTGGGTTTGTGTTCATGTGCAAGTCACGCATCTGTAAGTAGTCTGATGGTAGTTCTACTGTGCTATCACCAGCTACAGTAGCCGTAGTAACAACCTTTAGCATTTGACGAATACGAAGTTCTCTGCGTAAACGAGTTTCAGCTAACTGAATGAAGTCTGGTATCTGTGCAGTCAAGTCTGAACGTGCCAAGTAACTAGCAATCGTAGCCTTCAAATCAGTATAGTTTGTTATGCTCATATTCTACCCATGCGAGTTCTGAAAACTTGGTTATCAGGATTGTTTAAAAAAGCCTTGAATCTGTCCATGTCCAAGACCTGTAATCCTCGTGTAATGCCTTGTTTCTCTAGTTCTTGAAACACGACAAGTGGGATTGATGCTACCTTGTTCTGTGGGGATAAAGCGTTATTGCCATCCCATCCTTTATTGTTCATTGACTGTGCATATAAAGCCTTATTATGCTCAACGAGTGCGCTAATATCTTGTGTCTGTGCAATAATTAGCTTTTCATCTTCATCAACGAAAGTAGTGCTTGAAACGCTGTTATGTATTGTATTTTCCATGTGTAAATAGAGAGAGCCGAAGCCCTCTCCATCCTTTAACGATTAAGTCAAATCAGCAATAATGCCGTGTGCAGCTTGGTTTCTAACTTCTAGTGTGTACTCTACTAAAAGTTGAGTTGTTTCAGCATCGCCTGTTCGTGCCAATTCTAATGTTTGGAATGGGCGAAGGTAAGCAACAGCAGCCATCTCTGGATCTAACAAGAAAGCTACATCATCGTTATCCGTATTAGGGATGAAACGATCTGGAACGATTTGTAGAACACCGAAGTCACCGACATAAACGTCTGCCGCAGCAACGATTTGTGCTTGTTGAGCAGCAGGAACGTCACGGAAGCGTGTAGCAATGCCTGTGAATGTTGATGCAACTACTTTTTGTGCTGGAGTAACCAACAACAATGTAGGTGCGCCACCTGCTGTGTATGTTGATTGAATAACTGTGTTTAAGATTGTTGATGTGAAAGCACGATCAGTACCAGTTACACGAGCAGTAGTGCCAAGTGAGCCAGCAACACCATCAGTACCACCAGAGTAGTTAGAGTTCAACCATGTTTGCAAGCCACCCAATACACGAGCAGTAGATGAGTTACCGTTTGATTTAACTGTGTTGCCCAAAAGTGCAGCTTCCATGTCACGTTTGATTTCAGATGAAACTTTAGCCAATTGGTAAGCCTTTTCTGACTTACGACCAGCTTTGTTTACTGTGTCCAAAGTACCAGAAATCTTAACTGTTTTACCAGAGATTTGTGTCAAGTTGCCAAGACGAGTAGTAGGTGAAACTGTGATGTCAGAACCTGCTGCGCCCTCAACTAAAGCGTTGGTAGCTACGGCAGCCAATGAATCTGTTTGCCATTCGTGGTTTACAGCAGTAGCAGATGTTTTGCCAATTGAGTTCATGAATGGTGTGTCTGTTGGTGCAATGTTATAGATTACGTTAGATAAGTCCTCACGCATACCGATAGCGGTATAGGTTTGATATGTAGCCATGATTTAATTCCTTATAAAAATGATTCAAATAGTTTTGCAGCATCTCGGACTTTGCCCGAATTTTTTAGCTGCGCTTGTTGTTTTTTAACTTGATCAGATGTGTCAGGCTTTACGCTGTTGCCACTCTTAATAGTCTTTGTAGCTTCGTTAACTCGTTTGTTAACGTCAGGCTTAGATTTCTGTAATTTGTCGTATAACATTGCCTTATGCAACGCTAATACTTGACGAGAATCACG